TATCCGTCAACCACAGATTGTAGTGTTGTCTTTTCTAATCTTGGTATGTAACTTATACAACCATTTACATGTTGCTCTAAGTCTGCACCACATGTAATGCATCTATAATATTCTCTAGTTAGGCCTACCAACATTGTGTATTCGTTACAAGTTGGGCATATGCCATTAACTATCTCAGTATGAAATCTTATTGTTTTTTCTGTCATATATCTTTTTACTCTTTATCACTTTTCTTTTGAAATGTCTAAGCTGCTTTGCTATTGGATTTCTTTTTTTATTGGACTTTTTCATTTAAGGTGAAGTTTCTTGATACTCTTTTCACCCATGTAGATCTCTGTTTCTGCCTCACTACGTATGCATTTGTAAGATATATTTGGATTAAAATCACGTTCTGCAACACGACGTGCACGTAAACAATCAGCCATTGATTCTTGTATTCTGTGTTCCTTGATCTCTCCATCCCAAAACATCAGCAGGGCTACCACAGTCTCTATCATTGTCCGTTACCGTTGTATCTCATTTCTCTGTTTGCATCTTTTAATTTTTCAATGTCTACTAATACTTTATCCATCTGTCCTCGTAAGAATTGTATATTGACTTTGTTTAACGCCATTGATTCTATGTGTTTATTTAACTTATCGGTGGTCTTATAAAGATCCTCGATCATCATGAATTGTTCCGAATCGGCGGGCAATGAACCCAGTTGTCCACGTGGCCATTTAATTCTAAACTCTGTATTTTCGTTTAAATCTTTTTCCATTATCTGTATACGAGTGTCTGCAATATTGAGACGTTCTAAAATTTGAAAGTAACCCATGGTGCCAAGAGCAACGATTATTATCAAACTAGCAACCGTCTTCATCGGCATTTGCACTGCCGCTTCTTCAGATATGTTTAATGGTTTCTTACTCATCTAATTGGTATATATCCCGGTTCCATAAAAAAAGCTAGTAGACATAACAAAATCACGAGTATTGCCGTGAAGTAGTAATTCATAACAGCCTCCAATCATTTTTTCTTTTCCTCTATCTCGTAAAAGAAATTATCAGTGTCTTCAGTTCGCCACTGCTGTGTATCCTCTACGTTCCAATAACTTGTTTGTACTTTCCAATCAGGTATTTGGTCCTTAACTGTGAAAGATGGTATATCCCAAATCAATCTATTGTTTGGTTGGGCAGCATAGTTACCGTCGTTTAACGCTAACACATGGGCACACTTGTGTTCGTGCGGGATCTCAGAATGATCAGTATCTAATATATTAGGGTCTGGATGTGCAAAGTCAACAGTAAATAGATATCTACCGTAGTGCCACTTCTTATCTTTTCCTATATATTTACCGGATTGTGATTCTAAAATATCCCAAGTAGTAACAGCAGGGTAATAAGAAAAACTATTCCACAGTTGAAGTTCATCAAGTCTTTTGGATGGAACATCTTTCGGTTGAAAACCACGTTGAATAAAAGCCGATATGGGGAGACGATAAAAGATAGCACCGTTCTCCATGATGGCATGGAATAAGAGTGCTTTACCCGTAATCGCTGTAACACCGAAGATGATACAGTCTTCAACTTCTCCCTTATGTTTTTTAAGATCATATAAATACTCCCTTCTTATTTGAGCGTATTCTACAGGAATATTTGCATTTAAGTAAGCCATAATTTTTATAAATATTATACATTTTTATTAAAAAATATACTAGTTGTAAATCTGTAACTAGGTCCCATCAAATTTTGGGATTTTATTGTGTGAGGTGTTTCTCCATCAAAAATTAATAATCTATTAGGAATGTATGGACTAGAAAATAAAATATCTTTTTTGTTATTTTTATAAAACAAAGTTTCCCCACCCCATTCTGGATTCCAAGTTATGTTAGAATAGTGTAGAGCAACAGTTTGATTTGGATGACTATGTATAAAATTAACATCCATTGGCTTTGTTAAATTTATTATACATTTATCATAGTTGTTGATTCCAATATTTTTATCTTTTAATTTATCTAGTACAGGGTTTAGTATTTTAAGTTTCTGTACTTCTGAAAAACTATAAGAACTATGTAAATTAGGAAAAGGTTTATGTTGTGGTTCATCAGTATCATCCCATCCTATTTTGTAATAAGAGTTCATGATTGATTTGAATAGTTCAGTGCACTTAGCAGGATCTAAAAAATTATCATAGGTTTCCATTATTTTATTTGACCCCAACTTGGCCCAGATTCATAATCTACTTTATTTGGCACTTCTAAATCTACAGCCTCTTCCATGATTTGTTTTATTTTATCAGCATTGTTATCTACAGATACGTCAAGTTCATCATGCACTTGTATGTGTGGTGTGATACCCTCTTTGTGTAATTCTATCATCGCTTTCTTTGTCATGTCAGCGGCTGACCCTTGTATCAATCTATTCAAAGCTTTGTATGTATACGCTCGTTTAATTCCTGGTCCATGTTCTTCTAGCGCTGCATCATGAGGTAATGGCTTATGTATACCAAACTGGTTTGGTTCCCATAGATGAAATCTACATAGTCTACCCAACAAAGTTCTTATTCTACCTCTACTCTGTGCACGTTGCATGACATTATCCATCAGCTGTTTAACGAATGGCACACGTGAATGATACTGTTTAAATAATTCTTCAGCTTTTTCTTTGTTAATACCCAGTTCAGCTTGTAATTTATTTTTACCCATACCGTAAAACAGACCAAGATTTATAGTCTTGGCCTGTTCTCTTGGTATCTCTGCCATCTCAGCAACGATCTGGTGAAAGTCTACATCACCATCTTGGTATGCATCCAATACGTCGCCCACTCCATAGAGATTCTGTAATGCTGCGTAATGTACAACAAGTCTTGGTTCTTGTTGTGAATAATCAAATACACCCCAATCACAACCTTGTTCTGGTATAAACAATGATCTAATTAATGGTCCAAGTTCTTTGTTTCGTGCAGGTATCTGTTGTAGGTTAGGGTTACTATAACTAAACCTACCGGTGACTGTACCACCAGTATCTGATCTAAGTTGGTTTATCTCAGCATGTATTCGTCCTTTATGTTCATGTTTTAATATGGTATCAATAAAAGTGGTATGGGCCTTATTTATTTCACGGGCTCGGGCAATTAGTTTCACAAGTGGGTGGGTGTGATTCTGTAAAAAATTTTTAGTAAAAGATGGAGCATTTGTTTTTTCAGTTCGGTCAAAAGGTAGGTTCAGTTTTTGAAAAACTTGCGCTATCGATCGAGCAGCCCATATTTGGGTATCTACTCCTGTTTCTGTTTTTACTTTTTGCAAGCATTCTTTTTCTTCTGTTAGTAGTTTGTGTTTTAATTGACTCGCTGCTTCAACGTCTACTCGCACTCCTAAAAATCGCATATCGACGAGGCATGGAAAGAGTTCGGTCTCTAATTTAAATATATCCTCTATATCTTGCGCATAGATTTCTTTTTTCATTTCTTGCCATAATTCTAAAGTCATCTCAGCATCTCGCTCTGCATACTCACCTACATACATCGCAGGTAATTTGTACATCTCAGATTTAGGATCTACACCCCAAAGCTCTGCTGTTTCTTTCAATACAGCCTCGTTTTTGCCTTTTCCAAGGTAATCCCTACCCATGGAGCCTAAATCGTAACGAAAGCGATTCTCGTCTACGAGAGAGCCAGCAATCATGGTATCCACTATCTCTCCATGTATTTCTAGTCCCGCAGCTCTAATAAAACATACGTCGTACATAGCATTGTGAAATATCTTTCTAGCTGGCAAATTTAGAACCGTTCTAAAGTAATTCATCACCATCTTTTCATCCATGTTACCACCACCTTCGTGTGCGATGGGATAATATCCAGACCAGTTATCAACAGCTAGAGCAATACCTACTATCTTGCCTCTACCTGTAACGGATCCAGATCCCATAGTTTTTAGTTCAGGATCTTTTGTTTCTAAGTCTATTGCTATCTCATCATATTTAGATAGGTCAGGAAAAGATTCTGGTGGTAGCCACTCTGTTTGTGGGCTAAACATTGGTTTCTGTATCATGAGTAATCTCTCTCCAATATCATTTCTAAATAATGTATTGCTTTTTTTATATCTTGTTCTTTACCTTTTACAGAATGCCTGCAAATATATTTTATAGCGTTTCCCTCTGCGAACAAAAGTTTATTTTCATTTATAAACTCTGCTGGTTGTATTTTCATATTACGGTAGTGTTTGCCACCTACTTGCTCTTCTAATGAGCTGTATGTGCTCCCCTTAAATATATCTTTATTTGTCATATGCTGTATCCTTTGTATTCTTGTTTTGGTGATATAATATGTAGATGTTCCTTGGTTCGTGTTGCGCCAACATAGAACAATCTATTCTCATCATCTGGGTTTTTTTCGTATGCATTGTATGTGTTTAAACTTAAGTCTGTTAACAATACAACGTTCTGTGATTCACCACCTTTTGCACCATGTATGGTTGACAAAGTTATTCGTGGTTCCTCGTTTAGTTTTTCTCCATTCTTTCTCATCTTTCTTAAATACTCTACATCTCTTTTGGGTGCATCATCAAATGCTTCATACCAAACTGCATTACTATCTAGTTTTAAACCATAATCTCTTTTTAGTGTAGCAATATCGTAAGACGCATCTTTCAGCATACCTTTGAGTTTAGATCTATCTGTATTATCTTTCATGTATCCATATATTCTCTCTACCTGTTTGTACATCATGGGCTGACCTTTACGTAAGTTCTCCCAATCTTGTGCTGCATAGTGTAGTTCTTGTTCTTTTGTTTTTTTAAATTTATTTTTGTAATACAAACCATTTCTGTACAATGTATCTTCTAATTCGTTTAACATGTATTTAGTTCTGGCCATGACCAACCATTCTCCAGATGTCATATCTATTTGTTCAAAGTCATCGTATCTAGATAGCGCACCTTGATGTGTTTTTGGTTTCCAAGATTTATCTATTCTGTTTCTAATTTTATTTACAATACCCATAGCAATGTTATGGACTTCTGCAGGTATTCTATATGATTGTTGTAATGGCATCATCAAACCTTTTTGTGCAATAAAAGAGTCTACATCAGATCCCGCCCATCTAAATATTGCTTGATCATCATCACCTGCAACAAAAGAATCTGTTGTTTTATTCCAAATACTTTTC